GTGTGTTTGAAACTGTAGAGTCATCAATAGGGCAGGTCACAGTAGCAACTACTCAGAATAGGGGTCATTCTGTCGACTACTGGTCAGAAGAGGCGACCAAACGTATAGTTAGTGTGGGTGGGAAGAGTCACCCTTTGATCGCGCAGCAAGCAGAGGCTTTCAAAGAATCTGTTTCTAACGTGATTTTGTTTTATATGAAAGAGGCAATCAAAAGCGACCGTACCACTTTGATCGCTCAGTTGGAACAACAAGGCCATCAGGATATGGCAGAAATACTCAGGAGACTGTAATGGCTATCACGACGGCTATGTGTACCAGCTTCAAAAAAGAACTTCTAGAAGCTGTTCACAACTTCAAAAACTCAGGCGGCAGCACTTTCAATCTTGCACTGTACACCAGTTCAGCAAGTTTAGGCGCAAGCACGACTGCATACA